CTAGGGCATCCCAGACGCCAAAAAATTGTGATTTAGGAGGCGTTTCGGAGGAAAAGGGGGCTCCAACCCCTCTTCCAGGAGATGTAGGGGAATCCGGGTTCCAAGAATTCTACTTCATGGGACAGCTTCGGTATCGATGTGATCAAGTCTGGGAAGGAGGGGCGCAATGTGAATACGACACCTATGACCTCCAAGCTTTGTACGAACATCGAAGAAGTCCGCACACTCAGGATGGGAAACCGTCGCAGTCCCGAGTTCGAGTCTCTCCCGTTGTTGACTCACAAGGAAAAGCAATCCTGATCGACGAGACCAATCGAGCTGCGGAAGCCTATCGGGATTTGAAGTTCAAGGAATAGCGCTATGGCACACCGAATTTCCGCACCCGCGCTTCATGCCGCCGTGACTTTGAAGAAGTCCTATTGCTTCGAAGTTCTTCCGACGGATCGTTTACCGAGCGGCCATTTGCAAGGACTGACTGCGCAGGAACGGTGCTTAGCAATTCTGATCGATTACGCTACCAACGTCTTTGAGCTGTGCCTACTCCGGCCGGAACTTCGATACTGGCAGGATCGGCTATTCGCAGGCACAGCTACTGCGTCTCAAATTGGAGCCTTCTGTAAGAAAGTCCTTCATGCCTATGAGCTGATTCCGCAGCATTCCTTGAGCAGTACGAAGATCACTACGCTGTTTGAAACTCCGCCGCAGTTCGGAGGCCGCCCGACGGTTTTTCCTTTGTCAAAGGCTTCCTTGGAGGCAGCGCGATTCCTGTTTTACTACTACGAGGTTCGTCCTCGGAAAGGTCGAGCGGAAGGCGATCGAGACCGGATCATGGTAGCAAAGCTAGTCGAAGCCAGTTTGGAACTGGTCAAGGTGATGGAGGGGCACCAGCGGGTAAAAACCGCCTGGGACAAGCTCAAGGCAGGGCAATTGGACGTCGATGGAGTCAAGCAGTGCTTTCGGGAGTTGGGGGTTGCCCTAGAGTACCTCCCAAATTACAAAGATCGTGAAGAAGAAGTCAAGATTCTGTAAAGGAGAATTGAAGTCATGGCTATTACCACAGCAAAAGGCACCATTGTCAAGATGTTGAACACCTGGGCTTCCGGCGGAACCTATTCCTCCGCCATCGGCCAAGTCCGGTCAATTTCCGGCCCGACGGTCAAACCCAAAATGGTGGACATTACCACCCACGACACTCCGGGCTTCTGGGCTCGGAAGATCGCCGTTCTCATCGAGGCGGGAGAGATTTCGTTCGAAGTGAACTTCGATAAGGCGGACGCGACGCACGCCTTCACGACGGGCATGTGGAACCAGATGGTGGGGTTGATTAAGACGGGTATCCAGATGATCTTCCCCAATGCCGCCGGCACTTTGACCTTCCCGGGGTACTTGGCCCAACATGAATTCAACGTTCCGGTAGACAATGTTCTGAGCGCGAAGATTCAGGTGGCCATCACTGACGCCATTACCGCATCGTAGAGAGGAAACCATGTTCGCCGAGACTACTATTCCTATCGAGCTTGACGGCCCTCGGATGATGGTATTCAATGCCAATACCATGGGAGCTTTTGAAGAAAAGTCGGGGAAGTTTTTCATGGACTTCATGGGCCAAGTTTTTGACGCTTTGCATCCAAAAGCAGACCCGACCTCTAGCGAAATGCCGCTAAAGCTTGCTAGCGCTTGGGACATCGTTCGAAAGATTCCGGTTCGGGATATTCATCTTTTGGTATGGGCAGCGATCCATACCTACGATGAGGACGATTTCCCCTCATGGCCCTTGACCCCTGGAAGGGTAGGGCGTCTGATTCAATTCCAAGACATTCCTGACATTCTGACAGCGATTATGAGGGGACACAACAAAAACTCCCCGACGAAAGCGGAAATGGGGGAATCCCCTGCGCGTTCCGTTCCGGCCGCGCCGTTGAGCGCCGGGGACGCGCCGTCGACCGAAGCCGGGAATGGTGGGGAGCGTTCTATCGTATTGCCCGCGGACGCTTTCGCTTAACCGAGAGGGAGATGGGGCGATTGACGTTGCGAAAGCTCTACCTCCTGCTCGCTGAGTATTACATGCAGATGCGCTTAGAGGACATTCGGTTCTATAAGCTAATTTGCTGCCACTTCTCCAAGGAAAATACGCCTCCGGCCGAGAAGATTTTTTCGTCTTTACAAGAAGAGGAGGCACCGCCAGAAGACATCGACGTTCGGGATGATACTACAATCTACCAGCAGATTGTAGCTACGCTCGAACAAACGTCTCGGGGGGAATAACGACATGGCCGAGAATATCGCTGATGTAATAGTTTCGCTCCGAGCAGATTTTGGAGATGCTCTCCGGCAGGTGGAATCCCTTCCGGAGAGTTTCTCTGAGGTTGGAAAATCCGCTACCGATGCTGCTGAGCAAATGGCCCTGTTTGGGGAGGCGTTGGACCAGATTCCGTTTGCTGAAGCTTCGGGACAGCTGAATCTGTTTACAACAGAACTGGAGCCTATTAGCGGTCAGACGGAGGCAGTTTCGGAATCGATTCAGACGGCCGAGGAATCAACTCGTAGCTGGAAGGACATTCTTTCCGCTCTTATTGATAAACTGACCGAGACGGGGGAAGCTGAAGCGCACGCAGAAAATCATGCCGCAGAATTTGCCAAAGAAATGCTTGCCCTAGCGGGCATTGGTCTCTCTTTGGAAGCCGCGAAGGAGATGATTGTAGAGACCTTCGAAGCATTTGCTAAAGAAGAACGGGCGACCGAAGCTTTGACGGCTTTGATGCATAGCTCCGAAGAGGCTGAAAAGGCGGTGGAATCCCTTCGCAAAACTTCGCTGGCGCTGGCGGTTAGTGACGATGTCCTTCGAAATACTTTCCAGCAGATGGTAGCGCGGGAGTTTGAAGTAGAACGCCTGCCCAAACTCCTGGAGAGCGTTGCAGACGCTTCGCGAGCGATGAATTCCAGTTTTGAAGGCACCTCGATGACGGTTGAGAGGATGATTCAAAGCGGAACGCTAAACAACCGCATGCTGACCCGATTGGGTCTCTCGATTCAAGACGTTGCAAAGATCATGGAGGTCAGCGCCGGGGATGCTCCGAAGTATTTCAAAGAGCTCGATCAGAGTGAGCGAATTGATGTAGTCACGTCGGCGCTGGAAAAGTTCAAAGGTTTGGCTCGTAGCACGGCGGGAGATTTGACTGGAAGCTGGCAGAATCTCAAGAATACCGCTGAGCATACTTTCGAAGACATTGGAAAGCAGCTAGAACCTTTGGCAAAGGAATTTCTCGCGTGGGCGCGGGATTCTATCGGGGCTGTGAAAGAGATGGCTTTGAACGTGATAGACTTCGGGAAGCAGTTTGCTGCTCTCCCCGGAATTGTGAAGGAATCGATCCTTCTGATCGGGGTCGCTATGGCATCCAACCCGACAGTAGCCATGGCGGTGTCTTTGTTTCAGCTAGCTCTTGCGGCGCAAGGAGCTCGGAGTGCAACTCAAGAGGCTGACAATGCTTGGAAAACGGCGGGGAATAATCTACAAAACCTCTTGACCAATCAACGTCGGTTGTACGCTGAATACCCGGAGTTTCAGGTCAAACTCAGAGCTTTGACTGATGAGTGGGATCAGGGCAAGAAAACCGACGAGCAGTTTATCGTTGGAATGCGTGATCTGACTGTAGCCTTTCGACAGCTTCATCCGGCTGCTGAACAGGCAGCAGAGGATGCTAAAAAAGTCCATAAGATTCCCTACGATCAGATGAAGTTGCAGATCGACGCGGAAACCAAACAGCAATTGGAACTGATTAAGCTTCAGCGGATGGGTATTGAACAACGAGAGCGTCTTGGAGTTAGCTCGTTGGCTGATGATATCGATATTTTGCTGGATCTGAATGAGAAGGAGTATCGCATTACCAAGGCCGGAATCGACCGCAAACTGGCGTTGGAAAAGGGGGCTAAGGAAGCCGAAAAGGATTTGACTCTCGGTACCCAAGCGCAGGAGGCGAGGGCAAAGCGGAACGAGGAAGACTACCAACTTCGTTCGAAGCTTCAACTTCAGATCAAAAAGTTGGACGACGATGAGCTAGCCCATTGGTCTGAGATTGAGAATAAGCGCCGTGAGTATGCGCAGCGAGTCGCTGAGGAACGTGAGAAGTTGGACGAAGCGACGGCGAAGGATAGCGTCAAAGCTGCTCAATTGGAGCGCGATGGAGTAAAGCAACACCGACTCGCGACTTTAGAAACCGATCGGATGGTTGAGGACGCCAAGAAGAGTCTTCATCAGATGGGAGTTTTTGAACGACTTCAGATGGACGCCAACTACGCTGCTCAGGAAGAGGCGTTGCAAAAGGAATCTTTGCAGCGAGAAATTGACGCTGTTGGCGAAGATTGGCAATTGACCGAAACTGAAGCTTCCCGCAAGCAAGAGTTGCTGAATAAGCTACAGGCCTTGCAAGATAAGGCAGATCGTCGAAAGGCGCTTGCTCCTTTGCAACAGGAAGCTGCTGCTTGGAAGATGCTTGGCAGCTCAAGTGCAGAGGCTTTGACTACGGAGATTGCTGATCTGGAGGAAAGCATTCGATTGCTGAAGGAGAAAGGAGCTGCCGAGGCGGATATCGAAAAGCTGTACACAAAGCAATTGGAGGATCAGATTCAATTGAACGAGCAGCAAGGAAGATCTACTTCCGAACTGACAGTAAAGCTAGACCTCCAGCGCGCGAAGTTGGAAGCTATGAAAACTTCCGCTGCCGGTTTGGGGGGCGTTTTTGTAACGATGAAGCACTCCCTACAGCAAGCGTTTGATAGCATCGGTCCTGCTTTAGGGCAGCTTGCAGTTTACGGCGGAAAGTTCAAAGATACGCTGAAGCAGATCGAAGCGCAAGTTCTCGGGAGCCTCATAGGAGCAGTTCTGAAACTAGCCGAAGCATGGGTAATCAACCTGATTTTGGGGAAAGGAGTCGAGGAGTCTTTAATTGTAGCCGAAGCTGCTCGCGGGGGCGCGGCAGCAGCGGCTTCTACCGCAGCTATTCCTATTATCGGTCCGGCGCTGGCTATGGAAGCAGGTTTAGCTATGATGGCTTCTATTCTTGGGACTTTTGGTCCGCTTGCTCTGGCGGAAAGCGGATTTGATGTTGGTCCGGAAGAAGTACTTACCATGCTCCATCCCCACGAGATGGTTCTGCCTAAAGACTTGGCAGAAGGGGTGCGGGGAGTTACGGCTTCTGGAGGGGCAATTTCGGCGGGCGCGACGACTGGCGACCATTACGACTTCCGAGGTGCCAATTTTGGCGCTGGGTTGACGGAGAAGGCAATTAGTCAGATGATGGACTTCGTTTTCCATAAAGCCCGCCTTGCGGGGATGCGCCCGAAACTGGCATAATATGGCATACCCTCCTCAAAAAACTCAATCACTGTCGGTTCATCTAGGGTACGTAGCTAGTGGAAGCATGTCAGAAGGCTCCGCCGTACTCACTCTGGGCTCCGGATTGTCTTTTCGACCGTCTGATGTAGGAAGCCATGTCACGGTCATGGGATGCGGAGCGCAGCTCCCGTTCGGAGACGGCATCCTCCCGCCGTATCCGAACCCTAGCGCAGCGATGACTAATTACCTGATGGTTGTGGCAACCATAGTTTCGATTATGGATTCTACCCACGCGGTCCTATCGATCCCTGCCGATCACAGCTTCGATGCCGTTTCAACCGGGGATTCGAATATCACGCTTTACCGTCCCATCATTACGGATCTAGCGGGCGGTACGGGATGTCTTTCTGGTTCTATCCAATGGGAGACTACCCTTACCTCCCGCGATACGGCGTCCTTTTCGGTGTTTAGCGAGGATGGGACTCTGCGTATTTATCGAGGACAGCCTGTTCTGATTCGCGATTCGGAGGATGGCGACCTTTTCGGAGGGGTCGTCGATCAACTGAAAGCTCATACCGAGTCGAAAATAGAGGCTTTGCAATACGATTGCCAGTGTGTTTCTTGGGAAGTCATTCTGGGAAGACGCCTGGTGGGTACTTACCAGAATGGCTACAGCGGAACTGCGTTGGAGATTATCACGCAGTTGGTATATCAACACGCCGATGGGGAAGGCTTTAATGTAGTACAATCCGGCAGTACGATTCCGAACCCGATGCCCGCTTTGGGCTTTGCGCAGTGGGATTACGGGAGCAGCGTCAGCAACGCTCTCGACGATGTGTGCACAAAATCCTACGGCGCGCAGGCCTATCGCTGGTACGTAGATGCCTGGAAGCGGATATACTTTGTTGCCCAGAACACAGTTGACGCTCCATTTGGATGTGAAGACTACACGGGCGATGGAAGCTTCGGAGAGTTTGGTCTTGCTATCGATGTGACCTTGACCGGGGAGAAACTGGCCAACCGAATCTATGTTTCTTCTTCCAAGCAACTTGTTGCTAGCGCTACTGAGACGTTTACCGGGTCAAACTCGGGGCAGACTACTTTCAACACTTCCCGTCCGATTGGATCGCTTCCGGTTATTACTGATAGTCGTTATGGAGCTCAGACTGCGGGGGTTGACGGAGTAGACAAGCCTGGAAGTTTTGATTGGTATTGGTCAGAAGGAAGTTCTACCCTTCGGCAGGACACTAGCGGTCTTCGACCTATCGAGCCTCCGACTTCGGTGACCCAAATCTCGGTAACCTATCAAGGAGAAGAGACCGCCTTCGCCTACTTCCAGTACGATGCAGGTGTGAATGCCCAAGCGGCAACGACCGGCGGTACAGGTTTCTGCGATGCTTTGATTACCTTGGGTAATGTCAGTCAGCCAGGAGCCTCAACTGCTGCCTGGAAAGGCGGCTATGCCGCAGGAACTACTTACGCCCAAGGGGATGCTATAAGCTTTCAGGGAGAAACCTACGTGAGCTTGGTACCGGAAAACGTAGGGAATAGCCCAGCAACTTCTCCCGATTCCTGGGGACCCCCTTCGGGAGGTTTGACTTTGGCAATGGCCGTGGCTACGGAATTCGGCCAGATCCCGAAAGCAATTGAGTTGACTACCTGGCGAGGAGGGCTGCGACCTGCTCAGCGATTTCCAGTCAAAATGGCCAAGTTTGATCTGGATGGCTATTTCCTGATTGATTCAGTTAAACTGAGTACAGAAGGAAACCTAAAACTCTGGACTATACATGCAGTTCAGGGAGCTTTGATCGGAGACTGGAAGACAGGCATGATTGATCTGGTAGGAGGCGACACATTTATCGGTGGAGGTATGCTTCCTTCGGGCTCGGTTGTTCCTACGACTACTTGGGATGGGTTGACCTACGAGCTTGTAGTAAAAAACTCGGGGGTAATCACTGCGGACAACATTGCTCTTTCGATTCCGGGCGCAGGCCTTACGGGAATTGCTTTTTGGTTGATCTACGTAGACGAGCTCTCTACCGACTGCTTTGTTACTACCGTTGACCCGGTTGACGATGGGACTGTAGACGATCCGGTGACAACTACGGTAGTTCCGAATTCGAACCGGGTTACCCCTCTTGAATTCGCGCTCAACGATTTCATTCTTTGGAACGATCCTACCAACGGGTTCGAAATTGGAAAGATCACGGCTATGGTAGGCAATACCTGGACCATCCAGCGGCACTACCCTGGCGAGTATACAGGGAAATCGACGTTTGAAGCCCCACTGGTAAGCCATCCCGCCGGGATTCGGTTGTATAAGGCGCAAGTTCGCCAATTCTTGTTTGATGCTAAACTGTCTGGATACGACCCCTCAGTAGGGGGAACCAAACGTTTTGACATGCCGATGCCTTCGGTATGTGTCATCGCCGCTACCGCTGCCCCCTACTATCAGAACGTGGTAGGAGGATGGAAGAACGTAAATTGCGCAACGACCGCTCTTCCAGGTCTTCGCAGTTGCCTGGGCGGAGAATTTTCGTTCCAAACGGAATTTGTTTCGGCCTCTTCGGGGACTTTGGTTGCGATAAATAGCTTCAGCATCGATTTGGCGCAACCGCAGAGAGTGAATTTTGCCTACTCTTCGGTGCCTATTTCCGGAACTGCTTTAGTAGTCAATCTAAAGGTCACTAGTGATGGGGGCAGCACCTGGGAAACTCTTGAAACTCTTACTATCGCTGTGGGCGAGGTGGATTCGTGGTCGGAAAGCGATCCCCCGGTTTCTCGCCACGCTCCTTACTCAGGAACTTGGCCATTCCGATCTCTACGAGCTGGAGATCGGCTGAACTTTACAGTTGAGTCTGGTGGAACTTCCGGGCTCACCATAAAAATGGATACTTAACATGGCTGATCTTCCTTTTTTGGATTCATGTGCGCACTACCTGACCGCTGATGCTATGCAGAAGTGGACTAGCGGCGCTTCCATCGACATAGGAGCAGGACGCTATGGCGGGAATGCTATTCATCTGGAAGCGACCGGAATCTCCAAGACCTTTGA